GGTAAGTACGGGTTCGCGAGGCACCAGATTCCCTAAGGGGTCTCTGGTGGGTCCCTCTCGTCCCTTTCCCGCAAAATACAGTGCTGCTGCAAACTGAACCTCATAGGCAAATCCCTCCCATCGAACCCTGCTAAGGGCCTTTGGGCGGTACACCTGGAGGTATCGGATGCAGTTTGAGCGCCAGCGAGTTCGCCAATGCTCCTCATCGTCGTGGATGACGACGTCGCCGAGGGTCTCGGGGCCACGGATACTTCTGACGCGAGTCGGAAGATTGTCCAAAGTCCGAAACCAAGAACGACGAAGATCAACCCAACGGCGAGGAAAACGACGGTCCTGGTTAGCCAGGCGTCGAATCCCATTGGCAAGTGCGATCCATTCTGATGGTTCATTCGGAAATCCTTCTAGGTAATAAGGCCTCACGGCCACGCCTTGGAAGTAGTCCGAACCGCACGACTCTCTGAAAGCTCCCTCCACATAAGTCTTCTCCTTATTACAGGAGAATCCAAAATAGGAAAGAGCCCCGACAACGTCTTTCGCACTCTCAGTCGGAACGATTATGTCGTCACCATATACGCGAACTTGATGTTCATTATACGGCGCCTGGCATTCTGAACTTATGGCCCAGAATAGCAAGGTCTCCAACTCAAAGGTAAAGCCGTTTCCCATACTTGAGAATTTCTCGAGTTTCACCCACCTACCGTCCACCGAAGTGAACGGACTACGTAGGCTATCCAGGAGATCAAACCAAGCAGGAGGCGACAACAACTTGACCAAGTTGTATGCTACCGTGTCGGACGCACTCGTAAGGTCGATCGTCGCATAGCACCCAGTCAGCGAACCCTCACGGGCAAGCTTTCCGTGCTCTATGTGACCGTGGTCGAGATCAATCCCGGCAAACCGGAACAATCTCGCCCTTATCTCTCGCCCTGCGGCGAGTTGATAAGCTCCATTGAGACTTGGCTCCTTACCGCATGAGCGGTCAATGAGAGCTGTCTTGGAGACAGTGAAGTACGCGTTACCGCGTACCTCCGACCCTACCAGCCCGAGCTTAACGTGTGCCTGCCCCCATTTAGTACCCAACCAGGGTACAATGAAGGGCCAGGCGCTCGGGGTCAGGGTGAGCGCAGATGAGAACTTATCAGGCACTGTGGTAAAGCCTGACCGGTCACTCTGCGTCGCGCCAGGTCCCAGCCTAGGGCTGAGTTCAGAAGGCGGTCTCGCACCTAACACTCGCCAAACCCTTTTCCGCACACGGCTGATAAAGCTGTGCACGCGCTCGTCGACTTGGTGTTGAAAAACACCTCGACCGACGAACGGGGCAAGACGAGCATTGGTGCGAAAGCACTGCCGCTCTGACTCCCACCATTTGGATAGAGCCGCCTCACGGCGGTTCACACCATCTAATGGGAGATCCGGACACTTGCGAAGGAACTCCGTTGCCGATGCGGCGCGGAAGTATTCATCAGGTGTCGCGTACTGACGCGGATCGCAGCGCAACTCTGCGAGTTGTCGCCACTCACCACATTCAATCAGGATTTTAACCCCGAGTGAACGCGGACACGCAAGCCCTTCCATTACAGATAGGGCTACAGCTATTGCGTCATGCATAGGGCTGTGACCTCTTCCTTCCTAGACGAGTTGACTTTACTGAGCCGAGTACCCGTCCGCATTGCACGCTTTCACAAGCGCGCTCGCGAACAGATTCCCGAACTGAGCGGCGAACTCACTGGCGCTCGTAATCGGAAAGCCTTTCGGCAATTCGAAATCAACGCCAGCGGATGCCTTGTCAACCACGGAAGTAGTAGAGGTCGTCGTGTCAGTAGCGATTTGGGGGTACACGTACGTCGCACGACCGCGCCGCTTCTGCCCGTTGGGGGATTCCCTCCAGGTCAGCCGCAGCTCCGGCATATGTGCGGGTGCAGTACCCACCGACTCGTTACGCCAGATGGCCGGGACAGTGTCCCCAGCCGAAGGCGACTTAGCTACGTAGACGACGTCAGTCGTCCCGTTGGCGGCCTTCACAGTGATGTTTGCCATTGTTGGCATATGTCATACCTCTTTAGGTAAAGTTCGCTCCAAAAGGAGAGCTTTAAGAATAGAAAGGGTCCTAACGACCTCTGATGCCCTTCTGCACCAGAAGCGAGATCGCATTGAGCGCTCTCGAGAATCCCAATCCGATTGAGGGACGAAGTCCTAGGTTTTGAGTAGGTAGCGAGCCCACCGTCCGCCTAAAACTGCGGCCGAACCCTGAACCCT